TTAGTAGGAGCATTTTTAATAAGTTCAGGTGTTAATGCACCTGCAATCTCACACTCAATATCAAAGTAAACTATATTCTGCCATTCAGCAGTATCGTCTGTGTCTTTATACCTGTCAATTAATACAGCGGTATAAGCATCTAAATCAGATTCATATAATGAATTATCTTTCCAATCATATTTGGTTACGGCGTTAGCTCGTTTACCATCTAAAGTAGGATACTGACCATTTGGATCTATCTTGAATCGTGGGCGATGGTATTTAAATTCACTCCATCCCGTTTTATCGTCTCTAAGGTTAAATGTATAGGTAGACCTATCGTAGTATATTGCTTGATACATAACGTAAATATAAGATGGGAGATTTTGACTCCCACTTATTATAATGAACTTCTTTGCTTATCATTTTGCCACTGCCCATCATATTTGTCAGCAGGCTTACACTCATGAAAGTAAATTTGTGCTACTCGAGCATCCTTTTCAATGAATATTGTTTCATGTACGTACACTAATGTACCCATAAATTCAGTTTCAAATCCTGGATCAAATACAGGACTATTAATTATAGCACCATTACGGTATAGCGATGAACGTTGTTTAATAAATGCTACACGGTTATCAGGTATTTTACAACCTTCATTAAATGTAATATCATATATTCCTTCGTGTAATAACCAACCAGTATTACCCTCTAATTGAATAGTATCAAGTGGAGTGTAATTAGTTAATTCTGTTTTGTCTTTTAATACTTTACCTACTTTACCACCTCTAGATAAATTGTAAACACCACCACTAATTCTATTACCTACTTTTTGTACTGCTTTAAGTGATAGATCATAACCAACTTGTGCTGGTTTGCCTTGTGTGTGTTCTAATAATAGTAGACCTTCGTCTATAACTTGTTTTACGTTTAACATAACTTTATTTTTTATACTGCAAATGATTCACCGCAACCACAGGTTCGTGAAGCATTTGGATTAATAAATTGAAATCCTTTACCATTTAACCCACCACTAAACTCTAATTCAGTGCCGTAAAGATACAATAGAGATTTCATATCTACAAGTATTTTTACGCCTTTATCTTCTGCTAATGTATCCGATGGGAGTTGTTCTGTATCAAAGGATAAATCATAAGATAATCCACTGCATCCTCCACCTTTAACGGATACTCTAACAAATGGGGTTTTGAATCCACTTTCTTCGATTAGTGAATTTAATTTTATTGCTGCTGTTTCTGATACTGTTACCATTATGCATACTTTAATCCGAAGAACTCATAATTTTTGTGAACTGATTCTTCATCATCTGCTTTAATTGCAATGTTTTCATCTTCATAAATTGCATTAACAGGACATTCAGGAACACAAGCACCACAATTGATACAAGTGTCTGGATCTATATATAGTTGTCCACCTGGGAATGCTTCTTTACCTTGTGCTGCTACTTCTGAACCAGAACCTCCAATATTTATAGGTCCGTGAATACAATCAACAGGACAAGCGTTAGCGCAAGCTGTATCCATACAATCAATACAACTTTTACCAATAATAAAACTCATAATTTATAATTTATATGTGTGATTCTTCAAATATAATTGCCTCTAATCCTTGTTTTACTCGATAATCATTGATAGCTGCTTTGATTGCATCTTCTGCTAATACTGAACAGTGAATTTTAACAGGAGGTAAATTTAATTCCTCTACTAAATCCATGTTATCTATAGTAACAGCTTCATCTAATGATTTACCTTTTAACCATTCAGTTGCTACTGAAGAAGATGCAATTGCTGAACCGCATCCAAATGTTTTGAATTTAGCATCAACAATTATATTATTTTCTACTTCTATTTGTAAACGCATTACGTCCCCACATTCTGGAGCTCCGACTAATCCTGTACCAACGTTTGCTTTAGATTTATCTAATGTACCAATATTACGTGGGTTTTCGTAATGTGATATTACTTTATCTGAATATGCCATATAAATAAATATATTAAAGCTCCTCAGCTATTCCTAATACTTCAGCAACTATTAATAAAGCACCTGCTTTAAGTAAATCTCCAGAGGTCATTAACACGACCCCTGCAAGTATTCTTAAAGTTGATTTTGCTAAACTAATATAGAAATGTTTAGCTGAATTTGATTCTTTCGGTTGCATATTAGAATTTTGTTCCGTTTACTTCAATTGCATGTAAGAATTCTTCTCTAATTAAATTATCTTTTTCCATAAACACACCACTGAATTTGTTTGTAGTCATTACAGAACCATGCTTAATACCTCTATGTGAGCAACATGTATGTTTACAAGCAATACTTACTGCTACTGAATTACATATCATTTTATCAGCAATATAATCATGGATTTGAGTTGTTAATGACTCTTGCATTTGTGGTCTACGTCCAAACCATTCAACAATTCTATTTAATTTAGATAAGCCAATAACGTTTTCAGCAGGAACATATGCTACTGTAGCATAACCTGTAAATGCTAAATTATGGTGAGCACACATACTAACAATAGGAATACCTGATTGAATAACTAGGCCATCATAACCTTCATCATTAGGGAATACTGTGATGTTTGGTTCGTTGCTGATGCTGCCTACAATAAGATCTTTAAGCCAAGCTTTTGAGACACGCATAGGAGTGTCGACTGTTTGTCTATCAGCTTTATAATCAAAACCAACAGCATTTAAAAAATTACCATAGTGGATAGCAGCCTCTTCAATCATGCTATTTATTTCTTCTTGTGTACGAGGCAAATTGCCATTCGATTTTTTTAGTAATTCTATACTCATATTTATTTGTTTTTATAATAATTTCTGTTTATGTATTTATATTCTGTTTCTTCCTTTAATAAATTAAACATTTTACGTTTACTTACATTAATATCATCCATACATTCCTTAACTGAGTTATATGTTTTATTTGTTGTTAAGCATATAACCTGATTTCCTGTTTTAGGTCCAGCACCTGGTTTTGGTTTGTCTTTACCACCAGCTCCTAGTTTTGGTTGTCCTTTTTGCTTTGGATCAGGTTTACCTTTACGTTTACTAGGAATACCTGTTTTAGCTATACTTAAATGTAAGCAATGTTCTTTGCTCTTCCTCTGCCCTTTTAAAGAATCGCTAATTTTATTTTTAGTATTATCACTACAGCTACCCCTACCATTACCTAACCTTAGATTTAATCCGTTATCACCTAATACATCGTAGTGATTACCCCAGTATATTTCACGTTTATCTAATATATCTTCACTACATTCTTCTATTATTTCAAATTGATGGTTATCAATACCATATTTTTGAAATGAATTATATAGTTTAATTTGTCTTTTATTACTAAGTTTACTATACTTTCTAAAGCGTTCTTTTATATTAGTGGATTGACCAATATAAATTTTATTACTTGGATTTGTTATTTTATATATTCCTATCATGTCAATAAATATATGAAAATATTGAACCTAGTAACGCTTTTAGGGGTATCTTATAACTATATGTTTAATACTTTAACGGTAGGAAGCACTGTTTTATATTCTATAAATTCATATTCAGGAATTTCATCTGTAGGAGATATTGACTTTAAATCAACATTAATACTTTTGTCTTCTAGCTCAGTCATTACCATATAGAATAACTTTTCAGGATATGAACCGTCTTCTTTTTTTTGACGATAAAAATGGTCTAATTTTAAGGTTTCCATAATATATTTTTTATTGTAATACTTTTTTGCTAAATCTCCTGAGGTGCCTTCTAGTAAAGGATTATCAATATCTTTATGTCCAGTACTGTAACTATCTATTATTTGGTGTTCTTCCATCTCTAATGCTTCTTGAAATACACCTGAGGGTAATGTTTCTCCACGTTCAATATATTGTTGCTTTAACCATTGAACTGCTGTTTGTTGTATCATATTTTATTTTTTACTCTCCCAATATAATTGTCTTACTTTGGCTCCCAACTCTTGATCGTTTGGAGTTCCTAAAATTGTGTTATAGTCTACTGCTATAGCTCCGTGTTCTGTTCCTCTATTGTAGCAATTAGGACATAATTGACCTGCACCTTCAATATAACCATGTCTCATATCAATATGAGTAGAGCGTTTGTATGCTGTTTCTACTCCACATAATACACAGTGGTCATAATCGTCAACATGAGCTTTATTATCTGCTTCTAAAGCACAGGCTAAATGGTCAAAGCCATTTAAATAATCATAATCTACTTCTGAGGTATCTTTACCACAGTACTTACAAACGAAAGGTATCATATATTATACGTTTAATGTTTTATTCCAAGCAGCAATATGTAATCTAGTTAATCCTCTAAATCTATATTTTTTAGCCATTTCAAGACAGAATCTAGTACGCTCTTCAAAATCAGAAGCATCATCTAAACCAGGCATACAAACAACGTTTTTAAGCGGTATTTTAAATGGTTCTACGAAGTCACGGAATAATTCTAATACATCATCTTCGGTGCTGATAACGAACTTAAACTGGTAGTTTTTGTGCAGTTTAATACGCTCAATCGCTTCTGGATTAATACGTTGTTTTTCTGTCATACCTGAATTAGATAATTTAGGTGAGCAGTTAATTTGATCTAACATATTAAATAACTTAACATCTATTACTATAGTACCATTAGTTTCTATTTCATAGAATGGATGAATATCATTTCTATCCAGATATCTTGACATCCAATAGTTGGTAAAATTAATAATTGATTCTTGGTGTCCTTTAATTGTTGGCTCACCACCAGTCCAAATAATATGAACAGAACCATCTTTAATATAATCATATACACCTTCTTCTTTCCAACGATTAATTAAATAATCAAATTCTTTATCTTCACCTCTCCATAACCATTGAGATGTACTATCACAAGTCCAGGTTGCTAAACCTTGTTCTTGTAAATCACCAACGAATATTTCTCCATCTTCTAACTTTTGTTCTTTCTCTAATTGGTTAGTAAACTTACGAGACATGCCGCAAGTTAAATTACAAATTCCTAAACGAACGAAGTACGATGGGATACCAGATGATATACCTTCGCCTTGTATTGTGTAAAAGTCACTACTAATAAGTAGTTTACTTGGATCTATTTTGCTCATTTTCAATTGATTTTTCTTCTGTAATAGTAGTACCTCTTTCTTGCCCTTTCCACTCTGTTTTGGAAGTATATTTCCACTGTGAACCAGCCATTTGATAGGCTTGAGTATCAGACACTCTAATAATGTTGCCTGTCTTTGTATTTTTTAAACACTTCATGTTGTCCATGTTTTAATAGTAAATAAAAAACATCCACCTTTTTAGGGGTGGATGTTGGGTTGCGAATTACGCTTGAGCGAATTCAGCTTTTTTCATTCTACGGCTAGTTAAATTATACATTGCATTAGCAATTGTATTATTTACTCTACGTGCACCGTTAGTTACATTAGATAAATGGCTAACTGAATAACCTGTCTCTTCTGATAATCTTGTCAAATCACCTGTTTTTTGACGGTGAGTAAAGAATGACAATTTTGCTGTGCGGTTTAAATAGTTCGCACGAACTTTAGTTTGATAACTCATAACTATATTTGGGTTTTTATTTACTTATTTAATTGCTCCTTAGCATATTCAGATAATACTTGTTCTACATATATTCTTGCTGTTTCCCATGTTACTGGTCCTGTTTCGTCAGCATATGCTACAGGATCAGGACGTCCTAATCTAATAAAGGCTTCAATACGCTCTACTGATGCTGCTGATTTGTAATCAGAATACCATTTGAATGCATTTGTTTCAGGGCGATAGTAGTGTTTAATTGGTTTATAAGATGTATTTGTACGCTTATATACTTCATCAAAATCGAGACCCAAGATATCACAAGATTTTTGCCCATCCTCTAAGATGTCAAATTTATTTAACTCAAGATAAGGAGTAGTAACAGTTACTAATTCTGAATCCCAATTACCAATCTTAAATGCTTCCATATCAGCATCACGGAACTCTTGTCTGCAATCAGGATAAATAGCATGATCGCCTGCGTGAATACCCATTGCAATTTCTACTTGATTTTTTTCACCTTTAGTAGCAATTGATAATGCTACAGCTTGAATCAATGAAGCGAAAATTTTGTTACGATTAGGTACAACTGTTTCTTTCATGTTGTCTTGTTCGTAGTGCCCTTCAGGCACATCTGATCCACCTTCTACTAAAGCTGAGTTTAATAGTTGAGATAAACCATCTAATTTAATGATTTGATGTTTTACTTTTGGGTAATCCATACTTAAAAATCCTTGTGATGGATCTGAATTAATATACTTTACTAATTCAGTAGCCCGGTCTAATTCAATTTTGTGCTTTTGACCGTAATCAAAACCCAATGCTGTTACTTCATAGCCATTAGCTAATAGGTGTAACAATAATGAACTGCTGTCCATCCCACCTGACAATGATAAAACTGCTTTTTTCATTTTTATAACTTAATAGTGTGGGCGGTATTTTTCCGTTTAGCCCTTAATAAACGATCTAAATTTATTGATATTGAAGATAATATCTTCTAATTTGCTATCCAAATTCATCTCAAAGTAATGTTCTAATTTTTCTTTTGGTTTCCATAATAAACCACTATCAGTGTATCTTTTACCTTCAGCTCCAACTAAAATTGGATTAGACGTATCTGCTGATTTAATAAATTTCCAATCATCATATGACATAAATTCTTGTGGTAGTGAACATCCTAATAAATGATGATAAATGTCCTTTCTAATAACACCTGATTGTACTAGGCGTCTAATAAACTCCATTCTACCATACATTGCTGCTTTTAATGAATCCATACCTGAATATTCTTGTTGGTATGCAATGCTGGAATGGTTAAATGCAATGTAAGTGTATCCTAAATCTACTAATGTTTGGTATGTAGTAGCCAATTCAGTCATGTCTTTACCTTGACATACAGCCATTAAATTAACATCTTTAGGTAATCCTTTTTTGTAATTAATTATCCAACTTTTAGCATTTACTAAAGTTGTATTAGCATCATTCCAAGCATCAGGAACAACAAATATATTAGGACGAACTAAATTAATTTTATCTAATAAATCTTCTGTGGTATGATTTACTCCTTCAAATAAACCATTATCCATAATAATGAAACGTTTATCTAAACGTGATTTTTGAAAGAATATTCTATATTGGTCGTATTTGTCTATTAAGTGAGGAAGACAATAATCATAATCATTCCATTTATATGCATTATGCATTAACGATAAAGGCAGCTCATGACTAATTTTCATAGTGTTTTAATTTTTTCTTTAAATTATTGATTCTAATTTGACAATACCATTTACCCATATTACCAGAAGCGTTAGCATATCTTTCTTCCCAATATTTAATACCTTGATTAGTTTTAGCGTTTGCTTCTTCTAAATAATCTATATCCCAGTAACTATTATTTTCTAACATAGCCTCTTCCCATATACCTTCAGTATAATGAGGGTTATTTTGCTCGTATTCTTCACGAAGCATCTTGCGACGTGCTTTTTCAAAATTTTTCTTAAGCTTTCCTGTCATCGTATTCAAATATTCCTTTGTTAGTAGCGTATTCGTTTACTTCTTCATATCTAACAGACATCCA